AAGCGTTTATTGGCGGTAAACATCCCCGGTCAATCCTAGTTGATCCCTCTGCAAAATCATTCAAGAATCAGCTAATCGCAGACGACTTCAAGAGAGTAAAGAACGCCAACAATACCGTAAATGATGGGCTCGCAAAAATAGCCAACGCTTTCCAAACTGGCAAACTAATCATAGTCCAAAATAAATGCCCTCAGTTAATTGACGAGATTGGCGGTTACGTCTGGGATTCTAAAGCATCCGAACGCGGTGATGAAAGACCCGTCAAAGAAAATGATGACCTTCTCGATTGCCTACGATATATTGGCAATGAAATATTTTGAGGTGAATATATGACAATAACAAACATTAACAATTTATTTAAAATTGGCAATCAATGGCCGCCAGAATCGGAGCTTTCCCGACTGACTACTTATACAACTAACCAGCGACTTTTCGAGGGGAAACACGACCTGGTCTTTAACCATAACTCAGCAGATGAAACACGTAAAAAAGATATCGTCACGAACTGGCATAAACGAATATGTACTTTGTTTGCTGATTTGGTGGTTGGGAGTCCTCCAGACTTCACCGCCGAGAATCAACCTACAATGGACAGAATAACCAACAATAATAAAATGGACATACTTTTATATAATTCTGTCATTCATATTCTGAAATATGGGAATGCAGTTCTCAAAATTCGATACGACGAACGCGCCAAAATCGATCTTATCAATCCCGGTCTGTGGTTCCCCGTAATCTCGCCAGATAATAAAGCTGAAGTCGAATCTCACGTTATCGCATGGACATTTAGCGAGAACGGAACAGACTATTTAACCGCTGAAATTCACCGCAAGGGATCAATTGAGAATCGGCTGTACGTGATGAAAGACGGCAAAATATCTAACGCTGTCGAATTATCCACCATCGAACGTTATAAAGATATTCCCGACTCTCAGAAGACTGGCGTCAATGACTTCCTAGTTATTCCATTAACTAATATCGGAGCCGAAAGTGTTGTCGGAACTGATGATTTCACAGATATCAACGGACTTATCAAAGAACTTGAGAACAGACTTATAAGAACATCCCGAACTTTAGACAAATTTAGTGATCCGAATATTGTGGGTTCGGAAGCTTCAATAAACATAGATCCCGACACCGGCGAGAGTGATATTGAAATTGGTGGTGGTCGATTCATCCCCATCGGTGAAGATGGAACTGCCCCTTACTATCTGGTTTGGGATGCAAAACTAGAAGCTTCATTTAAGCAGATCGAAGTTATATTATCTGAATTATATATAATGTCGGAGACTTCCGCCGCGTGTTTCTCGGATCTCAAAACCGGATTGGCGGAAAGTGGATCAGCCCTTAAGCGGCTACTTATGCCGACATTAGCAAAAGTTAATCGGCTGAAAATCGTAATGGAAGCTCCATTAAAAGATGTACTGAGAACCGCCGCCGATATCGAAGTTGCATCAAAGTTATCCGGTGCTACAAAACTCGAAAATATTTCAATAGATTGGCGGTCATCTCTTCCTGTTGACATGAAAGAGCTGGTCGATATTGAGACTCAGCGGGTAAACTATCGGCTCACTTCAAAACATAGCTCTCTAAAACGATTGAATGAGGGTGCAAGTGAAGCTGATATTGAAGCCGAACTAGCGGCAATAGACGGCGAACAATCCAGAGAATTTGGATTTATGAACTTAGAACAATAAAAATATCGGGCGAACTGGCCCTAAAACGTAGGTATATCTATGACTGAAAATAATAATAATGATGCTGGTGACGGCAACCAGGATAATAACGCCGGGAAAAATGATAAACTTTTCACGCAAGAAGAACTAAACGCCAAAATTTCAGCACGTTTAGACCGTGAAAAGACAAAATACGCCGAACTTCAACAGCAATTTGATGAATTACAAGCGAAGATTCATGACGATGAATTTGACAGCTTGAAAAAGAAAATTCTTGCATCAAAAGAATTGCCGGAAGAGCTGGCGGCTAGATTAAACGGCAAAACCGAAGAAGAGCTTACGGCGGATGCTGAGAAATTAGCATCAATAGTCAACGCTAAAAAATCGGTTGGCAGAAATACTAATCCCGCCGATAATGGAGCGGTTCTATTTACTGTCGCTGAAGTTAAAGCGATGACTCCAGAGCAACGCATAGCGAATATGGGACAGATTGAAAAACAACTGAAAGATGGAACTTTGAAATAGGAGGTAATTATATATGGCATTAAATAATTTTATTGGTGAAGTTTGGAGTGCGAAAGTACTAGAAGCACTTAGGAAAAATCTTGTTTTCGGACAAGACGGAGTAATTAATAGGAATTATGAGGGAGAAATTAAGGGGAAGGGAGATACTGTAAGAATAACTGCATTTAGCCCCATCACCGTTGATGACTATGATGCGGCAACCGGGTTATCTGATCCCGAAACTCTCGACGACGCATCAACTACGCTTGCTATATCCAACGATAAATATTTCAACTTTATGGTTGATGACGCGGACAAAGCGCAAGCCAACGTTGAACTTATGAAAGCCGCCACTTCTGACGCGGGTTATCAACTCGCAGACGCCGCTGATGTTATTATCGCTTCTCTATACGATCAAGCAGACACCGGCAACGCTGTTGGAACTGACGCTTCCGCAAAAGTTCCCGACAACACCACCGCCGGATCTACATATCTTGATTATATTGCCGATCTCAAACAGAAGCTTGACGAGTCCAACACGCCCCTAGAAGGACGTTGGCTAGTTATCCCCCCATGGTATCTCAACGGCCTAATCAAGATGGAAGCCATTAGAAGCGATGCACAAAGCGGTTCTGCTGATGGTCTTAGAAATGGATGGTGCGGCAAACTTTACGGCTTCGATGTTCTGCTCTCTAACAACGTGCAGACTAAAGTCGGAACTGGACCTAAGACCAACTATAAGATCATGGCGGGTTATCCCGGAACTATCACCTTCGCCGATTCAGTTAACGAAGTCGAGGGATACCGCCCGGATAAATTCTTTGCTGATGCTGTGAGAGGCCGTCACGTGTACGGCGCTAAAGTTGTTAGACCTTCATCTCTAGCTGTACTGACTGCAAGACAAACATCTTAGATATATTATTATAATATTAGGAGGATACTAATATGGGACGTTCTGAAATTACTGTAAATGAATTAAATGGTGCTTTCGCAAACCATGAAACCGCCGATGCCATCGATAAAGCCAACGATCACTCTATAGCCGCCGCGTCTAACTTCGAAAGGATGGTTATTTCTTTTGAACTTTCCGCCGCAACAGCCGCCGACACTATAACCATTGTGGCCGGAACTGCTCACCCAGCATTTAGAGCGGGAATCGGTGATCTAACTTTTTCTGCTGCTGGCGGAGCTGAAAGGGTTTGTATCGGACCTATTGAGACCGCTAGATACCTACAAACCGATGGTACTATTCATATCGATATTGCCGGTACTTCTATCGCCGGAACTATTGACGCTTATTCCGTACCCTGAATGGGGGCGCATAAAATGGGTGTCGACTGGAGGCTGATATTAGCATTTATGGTTGGATTAGCCATTATTTTGAAAGTATTAACCATTACAATTAATTTCTCGTAGGTGTAAAAATCCACCTACATTTTAATTTATTGAAGGTGAATATATGACAGATTATATTAGTGTCGGTGATGCAACAACGTATTTCGGCGTAACGCTCCATCTTTATACTGATGCGTGGACTGATGCAAGTGCCAACGATAAAGCTGCTGCTCTCAATATGGCACAACAGAAGATCGAATCTATCAGATGGAAAGGGCGAAAATACGATGAAGATCAAGACCTACAATGGCCGCGTTATGTAAAAGTTAAGAACGTTTGGAAGATCGCCGTTTATGATGATACCGCAGAGGATGCCGTAGTTCCACAATTCATAATTGATGCAGTTTGTGAAGAAGCGTTAGAACTTCTCAGAACTGGAGACAGCCAGCGGCGAAGAATGCAAAAAGCGGGGTTATCGGAGTTTTGGCTATCCAGCGAAGTTAAAGAAAAATATAATTCTAATGGATCAATAAAAGATACTGGATTAATTAGTTGGGAAGCTTACCATCTCGTTAAAAACTGGATCGGTGGCCCGGTGGCGATACGATGACAGATGATATTATAGATGACTATCTCCCTCACACTGCCTACAAAGAAGTTCCCGGAACCGCAACAATATGGGAGGGCGACGTAACCGGCGATGGTTCATTAACTCCGCTGGCTGGTCCACCATCTAGCAACTACGGTGTTAAAGTGACAGTCTCAGGGACCGATTGTACTGGAACGGTGAGCATAACGGGTGATTCAACTAGCGGCGGTGTTATAACTGAGGCTTTAACTTTTACGTCTGCTAGAAGCAAACTAACCGGGTATCTGTTTGATTCTGGTGTTCCTCTTGTCTCGATTACAACGTCTGGATTTACTAATACTCATATAAAATGTGAATATGTCGATGGTGGCGGAACTCTATTAACTGGAGCTGCATCATGGGATGACTTTCCGTGCAGATGGGATGATGTAGAGGTATTTTACTGGTCGGATTTGGGGGCGGCTACTTTGTCGGATGCTGTTATGATTTGTAAAGAAGAGATTACGACAGATGACACGGTTAAGTATGATGATGTTGAGCATACGCCACTAAAGATAAAACCACGATCTGATTTAGATGGCAATGAGATGTACCGGAAGGTGATCTTCTGAATACTGGAAGAAAAGATTTGGATAAATATAGAAGTCGCCAAATTCATTATACAAAATTTAATAAAGATCGGGATGAGTTAGAACCGGAAGCGATGGAGAAGTTGGAACCCATTTATGATGAAGTTTGCGATGCTAAGCTTGATGCCATTGCGCGTATTTTGGGGCCACTATTTAAGAATGATTGAAGGTAACATTTATGTAGGATACGGTTACCACATATGGTACAAAATAGTTGGAGTGAAGAAAATGAGTTTAGGAGAAGTAACTGAGAAGGACGTTATAGAAAAAATCGAAACTCTTATAACTTCTACTGTTTTAGATGCTGCAAAATTTAGATTAAAAAATTTAATGGAAATAGAAGAAAACCGGGAGTTAACCAAAAAAGAAATGGTGAATATTCTTACATATTACATATTATACGAATCTCCAGATGGGGGCGTTCGTTCAAAACTCTCTAAAGACTATTCAGAATCTGGAGTAATTGAGACTAGCACCGGTAAACCACCCAAAGGTATGGGGTGGAGCGATAAATGATTACTGGATCTTAACTGTTACGAATGTTTTAGAGGAGGAACGGATATGAAGGTAATTGCCCTAATAATGGCTGTATTGCTAGTGGTCCCGGTATTAACAGTAACTGCACAGGAGACATACCAGATAGCAGAAGGTAAGTGGTTTGGCTGTGAAACTAAAGAGGAGTTTAATAAATTATTAGACTACCTTCTAGACGATGACTATGAAGCGTTTAATAATGCATTAGCCATAGGATTAATGACAGGAACATGCACAATATTCGAAAGCGGCGAAACTGTATATCTTGAAGATACGTCGATATTATCCGGACTTGTCAAAGTAAGGCGACCGGGAGAAACAAGAGAATATTGGACGAATTTAGAAGCACTTGAATAATATATGTTAAATGTTTTAATTTTTTAGATTTATTTAATTTTGTTTAGATTTTAGCATCGAATTCTTCCCTACAATCTCAAATACTCATCATATCTTTCTCTTTTAGTATGGTCTGCAACGTGAGCATATCGAAGAGTTGTTTTAATATCTTTGTGGCGTAACACTTCTTTAACTATTCGTATGTCGCATCCATTCGCGATCATTATCGTTGCGGGACTGTGGCGGCTAAATACATGAACTCCACCAGGTTTTCTAATATTCGCTTTCTTTTTATAATTTACAAACATACGATGTATATCGTTTCTATGCCACCTGTTAGCATGATCGGTATAGAATAGCGGTGTTCTGTCGTCGATAGTGATGGGTGGCCGGATTTTCAGATAGGTTCTCAGCGTATCGGCGCATTCATCGCTTATATATGCGATTCCATCGCGATTGCTCTTTGTCTCTCTCAATCGGAGTGTTTTAGTCTCCAAATTCAAATCGATATCATCGAGTTTGCATAACTCAGACGACCGAAGACAACCGTAGAATAGAGTTTGGAGCATTGCAAGGTGTTTGATGTTGGAACATACTGAGAAGATCTTTAAAACGTCTTCCTCATCGAAGTAATATGGGATGCCCTCATTGGGTTTCAACCTGATAAATGACCATTCAATCCCGTTCATTTTATAGAAATTCTTTATAGCAAAACAGGAATTATTAACATGGGACTTCGATAAGTCGGATTCGATCAGCGATGATCTGAATTGATCTGCAATTTCTGTTGATGGGTTATCGCTGTGCGCGAAGTCCAAAAAAACACCTAATCGGCCCGTATACAACTTTATAGTTTCGGCGCTAAGACCGATATTTCTCAGGTACGCCACATATCGTTTTAATATAGAATCTCTCTGATGTTCATATGCGGGTTTAGTATGCCAATCCACCTGTATTTTGCGCATTTTTAACCACCAACTCGATAGAGTTAATCTATTCGTGAGTTGGCGGCATTAGATCGAAAACCGCTATCTACCAACGCTATGCTGAATTGCTGCAAGTACAGTGAGGTTCAGGGCCTAGTCTCGCAGGAGTTCGTGGGTTCGAATCCCATCCCCCGCATAAAATTACCTTGCAGCATAGCGATTTTGCGAAGAGATCACGCCGCTTTAGTCTTACTTAGTTTTAGAAGGCCATATATATAGTTTTGTGGCATATTATGCAGAGCCTTGTCTCCCGAAAATGGCATAACATTTAAGAGTCTTGTGGGATCACTAAGGATCATGACGGGTAAAAGGATAAAGCATTATGTAGCGTTGCTAATAGGTCTGCTATTAGCTGTAGGTATTGGCGGAGCGGAAGAGAGCGATGATATGCGGTGGACGACATACGAGGATGAATATATCAGTTTTGAATATCCTGCTGCACTTGTCGAATTGATGGCCGACAACTCCCCAGAACATTATGGGTTTTATGAAAAAATTGATAGCAGCCATATGGAGTTGCGACTTGAAATCATGTTAGGGCTATCGAGTGTATCCTATCATATCAGGTTAGACGGCCCGGATGACGACGTTACACCATACACAAGGATCATAGAGTCAGTTGATATAAAGATTTAAGGTTGCTCTCAATCGTGGAAAGTGGGATATGGTTATGTGACTCCCACCATATCTCACGTCCAGCTTTTAAGCAGCTCTATAAACGACTTCTTTCTCATAGCCGCCTATTCTCCAAAGCCCATCGATCGCGTGACATCGCGATAACTCGGCCCTCGGATCGACGGCGACCAATCGAAAGGTTCCCGGTCTAGTTCGTCGGGCTCATCCGGGTCAACTTGCGTAAGATCCAAGTGGACGTGTCGGATGGTGGAGCCGTCCGGCATCACTTCCAGCCGTTCACCCCACCCCCGTTTAACCTCACTGTAATTAAATTCTTGTAATGGAGTCTGTACGCCATCTACAGGCGATTTAAGACACTTTCCGCTTTCGGGGGTTGTTGTACCTGTCCCGGCATCTGAAACGCCGTCTACGGCGGTCTCTCGCAAGGGTTCGGGCTTGGGCTCAAACAATTCCCTTGGATATTTGCTTAGTCGGTCGTCGGGGTCGCCCTCTTGGTATCTCGTCGCGAAGTCGTCGATACGCCGTTGAAGGCTTTTGGGGTCTCTGGTGTCTCGCGATAGCCTGTCTTCAGCCGCTACTAGCCTCTTCATAAGTGGGCTGCTGACGGTCTGTGCCATGGTCTAGCCCCTCGCTGTTCGCTTCTTAGCTTCGTCTAGCGTTCGCTGAGCCTCCAACATGTTAAGCCTGTGCTCAAACTCAGTGACCTTCCTCGATTCGTGAGCCCTTAACCAGCTATTACAGGCTGACACGACCACCGAAGCCGCCGTTGACGACATCTTCCCCTCTTGGACCTGTCGCGCTACCTTGAATAGCTCCTTTTCGACCTCGATCGGACCTCTAAAATTCATCTTCTTTCTAACCATAAAATCACCTATAACCATTGTAATATTTATAATGTAAAATGCCGCTTGTGTGTGGTTATTTCTAAACGTCCTTAAGTAGGGTACACATTTATATAATAAAGATGTGATCGCCATGCCCGGTAACGATTTCGACTCGTAGAAGTGACAGCATAACCCCCCATTTTACCAACAACTCTATTACATAGACTATGTAACTAAGGGGGGTCCGTAACGTACATGTATACGTTGCCACCCCCAAGAGCCCCTTATAATAATGCCCGTATAATTCACTTTGGGATGTCGGCGCTAGCTAACGGTTTTTAACCTACCAAACCCAGATCGTCTTTATATGCCAGATGACGCCAGCGATCAAACACAAGTCTAATATAATTAGTAGACTTAGGATTTTACAGGCTTCCGTAAGCATCGATCCAACCTCTGTAGATATTTTATTTATTGTACAACATATATAAGTCTAGGGATTATTTTCAATAGCAGCCGATACGCTCCCCACAACATAAACCCGCCTAGCTGATCCTTTGTGAGACACTCCCTAGATCTCCCTTAAAGAACCTTATAATAGAATTGACGCCAAACTTGGAAGATGCACACATGGGATCACTTAAACCATCTTCAGCTAGGTAAATACGCTGAATACTTCGCGAAGATGGAATTCACCTCAGCAGGCTTCGATGTTTATACCGCAGAGGTTGACGACAAAGGCATAGATTTCGTCGTCCGAAAAGATGAAACTGCATATTACGACGTGCAAGTAAAGTCTGCGAGAGGGACCAATTACATTTTTATGCAAAAGGATAAATTCAATCTGAGAACGAATTTACTTGCGGCGGTTGTACTATTCGATGAAGGTAAACCCCCGAAGATATTCCTTATCCCCTCCTTAGAGTGGTCTAACCCCAACAGCCTGCTAGTAAGCCGTGATTATGAAGGCAAAAAAAGCAAACCTGAATGGGGACTAAACATATCCAAAAAGAATTTGGATCTGCTAAGCAGATTTGAATTTGAGAACGTAATTGATACCTTGTGAATTCAGCATTCGAGCCCTAGTCGGAGCATCACCCGCGCCCCCTCACAAGTGAGGGCGCGGGCTCGCTCCTCCCCCCCCAACCGTGGGGGAAAATATACCAAGGTCAGCCCAAAAGCCTAACGATCCCCGTCGTCAGATATCCCCGGCGTTCCAACTCAAACAATAGCGACTCTTCCGCTTCCGTGAATACCCCGTAAAAGAACCCATCGGCCAGTGTCATGCCGTGGCGTCCTAGCGCCAGCACCTTTGCATCCAGCCCGGAAAGCCCCTTCATGGCCTCAAGCTCCCCCATCGCTTTTAGTATATCCATGCAACCCATAGCAGCCATCTCAGCCCTCGCATCCTCAGCCGCTACTCTCACCTTCTCCTTGAACATCTCAAATGTTTCTGTCATATTAGTCACCTGGTTTCTCATTAGTTTTATAGCAATCATTCCATTTATAATCCGGTTTATTCCCATCAAACGTGATCTGCTTCCGCGGTCCCCTACCAAGTATGGCGTAAACCGTTGGGATCTCATCCGTCTCAAACAAACCCTGTTGGACTGCTTGATCAATGTCCACGCCTTGCAATAGCAACTTACAAACCTTAGATTCCACATAGTCCTTGTAGTCCGCATAGTCCGTATGTTCCATATAGCCTCCTATGGCCTCCGTTAGTACCTGTCTAGGTCGTCTTCCAACCCCCAATAGGGGTTTTTCTCCATCCGTACCTGTCCGCACCCCGGACAAATCAACTGCATATTGAGCCCACGCCATTGATAGAATTGCATGGGCTCGCCGCATTCACTACATAGTATGGTGTCGTTTATATAATCAGCTCCATATAATCGCGAAATAAGCTGTTGGCTTTTGTGGGGGTGTACCTACTAAACCAACAGCTATCACCGCTTTAAGCACCTTTAAGTTAGCTTTAAGCGAACTTTAAGCAGCCAAAACCAACAACAGTAACCGCATTTCTGCAACCTTTAAGTCCTTTTTACAGAAATGACCCTAAAAAGCTGAAAGAGTCCAAAACATTTTTAAATGTTAGTGACCCTCTCTCTTTCCTACTTAAACCACTTAAACTATACTATACTACTACTGCTATTGGTTTTATTTACTTAAAGTTTTACTTAAACGAACTTAAAGGACTTAAAGCCTTGCCCGCTAGCGATTAGCTAGCGAGCCTAACATAGTTGCTGCCGAAGTTAATCCCGTACCTCAATAGACTGTTGAGATCTGTAGTAGTGTATATACATATAACAGTGTATACACTTACAAATTACAACACTCTATCTTGTTACGTTACTATCAATCCATAACACAGATGCTAACCTAAAGACCTCATCTTTATATCCATCTGCTAGCCTATAAGCGTTCTTAGTTAAACAGGACGAAACCGCTAGCAATCGCCACTAGTTAAACAAGATAAACGTAGTTAAACGTCTAGTTAAACGAGAGAATCGCTAACAGTAACCGCATTTTACCCTAGATAAACGAAATATACAAAAATGAGAGCAAAAGCCAGACTACCAGCTTATACCCCCCCTTATTTTCTTAATTTTCGTTTATCTATATACTAAATACAGTTATAGCTACTGGTTTTATCCGTTTATCTTCCCGTTTAACTACGTTTATCTAAAAATTAAATGCGGTTACTGTTAGCGATTCTCTCGTTTAACTAGACGTTTAACTAGAATCTAGCCAGACGCTGAACTCCCCGAACTTAAAAGTAGGATCAAGGTATATCCTGACTGGCCTGCCACTCTCCACCTTCATCATGCCGCCACACTTCTCAGCTAGCCCATACCTCTGCTGAGAGTTATCACTACGCCCATTAATTATGTTCCATATGGTTTGTTTACCCTCACCGATATTATCCCCGATCTCCGAATAAGTTGCTAATCCCCCATTGTCTCTGATAGCCTGTAAGACCATTTTCTCCCTTTGGGAAAACTTATCCCCACTGATTCCCCCGATACCGTCATAGATACCCTTGGCATAATAGAAATCGCTTTCATCTGCCAGAATGTACCCGTCTTTGTCCCGTTCCCGTTGCCAACAATTAAACACAGCAGACGCTTTAATCGTATCCGAGAACATCTTATAAGCCCGGTTCTGTCTGATACCTTTGATCCGTCTCGCATAAGGTATACGGACCTTATATGGTCCACTTTCCCTTATCAAAGTAACAATATCCTGGGCTAGCTGGATCTGATCAGACAATTCGCATTCTGCGGGTTGAACGCCTACATCCTGATCCTGCATAAACTCTACCGTCTTGATAGGGTCTGCTGTAGCTTCGACCATCATAAAGCGATCCCTAAGCTGCTCATCTACTTGCATATCTACCTGACTGCACCAAAAAGTTAATCGTTCCGATGCTGCTATAGTCTTACCTTCCCCACTGAAATTCGTCGCTTTGGCTACAGACTGCTGGAAGTTACTGGTTATCTTCTTCATGGTGCTAGCATTCGACGGGTTCCACTGGATATCATCGATGTATACTATGGTCCCTGGCGATATATTATCGCTATTGTAATAAACTGACTGGGGGGTTAAGTCCCCTACGAACTTGTATTTATTAGGGATCAGCAAGAGGGCCTTTTCGATACTATCGGTTTTGCCTCGTCCCGTTGTACCCATAGCCGATATATGGATGCCTCTCGAATTGGTTATCGAAGCTTGTGGTATCGACGCAAACAAGGCCTTTCCGATATGCCTGTTCCCTTGATGTAACAAGCACCACGTCTCAAACAGTAGCTCCTCCGCCACCCCATCTTTGCAGAGCTCAAGGACTGGATCGGCCACTTCAGACCACCTCCTGCTTTGGGACGTATTCCCGTAGCTCGGTGATCTTCCGCAGGTCGTTCATGATTATCAAGCCGGTTTTAGTCCGAAAATAGAGCCTGCTCCCGTCAACTTTAACGAGCCTGGTAACAAAAGTACTCCCGTTAGCCAGCCGTCCCCAAACCAATTTTCCCGTCAACGATTCCAGAGGATCGAAGTCCTCCACAACATTTAAATACTTGTCTGTACTACTCATACTATTGACTCCTTTCTTTTTCGAGGTCTTGCGGTGTCCTACCACCGCGTGCCTCATCTTAAACCCAGAATTATTTATCTGGGGTTATCTCCATTGATAACTGCAAGCTTCGCTCAAGCCTTTAGTGGTCATAATCCACCGATCCCGCTTTTCCCCGTCCGCTTGGGACGGATGGAGGCGACCCGTTCCCGGGCCGCCTTAGAAAAGCAGGATAGCCAAAACGTGCATTTTATTTAAACATTTTGGTCAAATCTTGTAGATACTTCGTTTGACCCAAAGTAGCGATATTAATAGTTTTTGGTTGCTTAAATATCAGTGCGCGACAGTCACGTACCAAAGCCCGTCGTCTCGAAGCTCCACGAGGTCATGGCGAGACTCCAGCCAGCTTTGGGCTTCTTTGGGGTCTATCCGGTCGTGTCGAAGTTGGGCGCCTACCTGAGTCAACCAGGAGTCCCGCCAATTCGCAAATGCAGCGGTCGTAAAGCCAGCCTCGCCCCGTTGGACAAACACCGATCCCTGATTTAGAAACGTTACTAAGCGGGTCTCTAGCGCCTGGTCTTCGGGCGACTTCGAAGGCCTCGGCTCATAGACCACCGGCGTAACTTTCCGCCAGTTAACCCCGTGAATTCTGTTGGTCGCTTCGTCGAATTTCGCCCCCCTAAACTCCTCCTCCAAGTAGCTAATGAGCCTACTATTGCTGACCGTGAGACCTGCTAAGTTGCTTGCAGCGTGATCGTTGAACCTATCGACCAAATCCAAAAAATCTACGTTGGCCGATTTACCAGGCTCCAGGTTTGCAGCGAGCCAACGGGCCACGGCCCTCTTCACCATTTTACTCCGATCCATCCGTTACCGCCCCCTCTCATGGAAGTATGTCTTAGCTAGCGATTCCAGGAATCGGCTTTGGCTCATCTGCAGACGGTCTGCCTCATCCCGTATTTTTTCATATAACTCCACGGTACAATATAGGTTTACGTGGCTTGTTCGTAACATCCTAGACCCTCTCGATCTTGAACTTAGGCTTCTTTGCAGCGACCCCCATCGCCTCGGCGACCTCGTCGTAACTCGGCAGATCGGGATCATCGGTGCTATCGGCTGTAGGCTGGCTCGTTGTCTCCTTTCGTAAGACTTGCCGCCGAACGTATTCGCTAAACTCCTCGTCGGTGAGGTATTCTTGGGGGATGCTATCGGTGCTATCGGTATTGGTCTGCAGCTCCGGAAACAACTCGATGACGTGACCATGTTGGAGCTCTCCGCAATGTCGTATTTTTGCCATATTGTTTTCTCCAAATTGTATATATTTATCTATAATAAACATAAACGGTGAATGCCTTCGATTGCGCACCACCCGATACCGTGATGGTCAACTTGGATCTAACCGGTATCGGCACAAAACTATCCGAGGAGTCCGCCACCTGACAGCCAATGCCCCGGATCGCCGTTGCAGCGGTATTCACGTTGTAGCTGTCAATGGTTAACGTTGGATTCTCCGACGTGATGACCGCCGTAGTCTCGCTGTTCACAGACCCCCGATCGTAGGCGATCGCGAAGACCTCCCCGATTATGGCGTTCTCGGTCGTTACTGAAGCGTTGCCAGCCACCGACGTTGAAACCTCGACGGTCTCACAGTACGGCGGTAATCCCAGTTTAGTTGCCATATTTCATTATCTCCCATTTATTTAAGTGGTTACATTAAGTTAGTCACTTTGGCAAAAAAAGACTGGTCGCCAGCAAGGGAACTGGCGACCGTGTCTCTTTTTGGGTGATGTCATGCGTGAGGTCATGCTTAAAAAACTGCAGCGGGTTGAGGGTGGGCTTTCGCCTCCGGGGAGGAACTCCCATCACAGACGAACGCCCCTATGCTTGAAGACCTTGCCTCGGGCCATTGGGCCGTCATCGGCGTGAGCGTGAAAAGATTATGTTTCCATAAGTATAGCGAGCCGAAGTTTCGTTAGTAAAATTTCCCCGTTTCCATAAGTATAATACTTATTTCCACGTGAAGTCTTCTTCAATAGTTATATACTTATTTCCAACACAAGTTAGATCTTTACGAAGTCCTTGAGTGCATCCGCAGCTTAAAGTCCTACCATTGAGCAGATGAAGCCCTCTGGCCGTTCCCGCTGCATATTCCACGAATCTAAGCGAACCGTAACATGTTACAGTTACGGTTCTGCTATTCTGAAGCGAAGACTCACATAATCCAAGTTGTTTATATACTATTTATTGTATTATATCCATATCCCAAACTAATCCTTACTAATTTCTATCAGATGATCGTCACATCTGACACGTCAGTTTTTAGCCGCTAGCGCTTATTTCCTAAAACCATAACTGTAACATGTTACAGTTTGACCTCCCTGGTTATCCGTATAAGATGGCGCTGCTTGTGCTTCGGATCTTTCACGATTGCAAAGCGGGGATCGCTGGCTATCAAGGGTTTTAGTCGGTGGGCGTGCATCCTAGAGACACCTAGGAGCTTTGCAGCGTTAGATACGCTAATCTGTCGCGTTCCTGACTGTAACATCAGCTTATGGAGCTTATCAGCGTATGCAGCGCCAGTATCCGATGTTACAGTTTTGTTACGGTTTTCAAGCTTTGAAAGCCTTTGGCGGTCGTAAGCTCGTTCAAGGGCGACCTCCTCCCTAAGGTCTGCTAGCTCCTCCCTGAGGGCTTCGATCTCCTCCAACTGGGATACTACTAGCCGCCGAAGATCAGCCTCTGTGAAGACTAATGCTTCAGCTTGCATTATAGCCTCAGAAACTTATTGTAGTTTGATCGCCGCGTCTCATCGCACATGTGCAGGTATCTAAACGATGTATGGGGGTCTTTGTGTCGCAGAAGTTGTTGGATCGTCAGGATGTCGCAGCCGTTCGCTATCATTATCGAGGCGCTACTATGCCGCGTGAAAACGTGAACACCGCCAGCCTTCTCAATACCTGCACGTTTCTTGTATTTGATAAAAATCCTGTAGATGTCTCGCCGGTGCATTCGTTGGCCGTAATCTGAATAAAAGAGCGGCTGCCTTCCATCGACGTCTAGGGGTGGACGAACTGCTAAGTATCGCTTTAGGGTTTTGGCTGCTTCGTCGCTGATGTAAGCTATCCCGTCTTGGCCGCCTTTGCCCTCCCGGATCGTCAGCCTAAGCCGTGATAGGTCTAAGTCTTCGTCGTCTAGGTTGCAGACTTCGCTGGCTCGTAGACACCCATAGAAGGCCGTCTGCAATAGCGCCAGGTGCTTGAGGTTGTCTATAACGTCGAAGATCCGCTGCACGTCCTCCGCATCGAAGTAGTGCGGTATCTGGTTGTTACGTTTCAAGAATGGGAAGGAAAAGTCCTCGCCTAGCATCTCGTGATATCGCTTTACGGTGAAGCTGTAGTTGTTGATAGTGCTTCGGGCTCGCTTGCGTTCAAGTAGCGAATCCCGGAATGCCTCAGCCTGTGATATCGAAGGCTCGTCAGTTCCCGCCCACTCAAGGTATATCTTGCATACTGAAATGTAGTTGGTGATCGTGGCATCTCTGAAACCCTGCCCTTCGAGATATCGCTTGAATCTACTTAGCGCGATATCCGTTGTTGGAACGTCCCATGATACATCTAGCCGCTTTGGCATCTTTTAGACCTCCCCAAAGCGGCGCGACCTAAACGCCTATCACCCAAGGGGGGTTCGCTTCACAAAATCGATAGGCGCGCGCAGTGCGAAGCACGAGCACGCCTCGTTAGGTTCAGGGCCTAGTCTCGCAGGAGTTCGTGGGTTCGAATCCCATCCCCCGCATAAAATTACCTTGCAGCATAGCGATTTTTAGATATAGATTTCTTAATCATTTACGAGTAAACACGGGTGGAATTTTTCCACTCTCACTCGACGCTGCTTGAAGGTCAGGGTA